ACACTTGTAGAATCGGCGGAAAAGCCCGTATCAGGATTGAAAGTGATTGCCATAAATGCACCCCCTAAAACTCTACGGCTACCGTTTCGCCGTTCTCGTTCGTCGAATGTATTGTTCCCGTCATAGCGCGGGTATCTGTGTCAAGCCCCGCTATGTCAACGGTTGCGTCTGCGATATTCTCCACGGCAAGGGCGGTTTCTCGATACACCGCGCGAACCTCGGACAAGGCGGGTTTCACGCCCAAATCAAGGTCAAAATGTGGCACTCCTTGACGTTGGCGAAGATATGCGTCATTCGTGAAAAGCCGCACCGCGTTCGCTACATTTTGCGCGTCGCAATACCTTCCTGCCGTCGTTGCCAAATTCCCCGCACCGTCAAGCGTAATATCCCATTTGTCATTCAAGAAAAGGCTTCGTTTGTTCATAATGCACCGCCTTTTTCGGGTCGTATATATATCGTTCTAAGTGATACACAATGCCTGTTGCCTCATCTTTGCACATAACTTGAAATTCAACAGGCTCATCAAGAGGGGGAAAGTCTTTGCATATTTCATAAATATCAACTTCCATACGCCCTCCTATTCCGGCGTGCTTGTCGTACTGCCGCCGCTTTGCACGCCGCCGTGAACGTGTCCCAAGAATGAAATTCCGCCTATAGTACAATCCCCCGCAATATCCATTGTCCCGCTAAAGGTCGCGCTTGGGCTTGTAACGGTCAATCCTGCGGGCGCAGTTATTACAACGTGCCCGTCTTGTTTTATCTCTACATAAACCGTAGGGTCGGCGTTGTGAAACCCGCCTATATAAAAGCCGTCGCTCATTGAGTGCTTGCGGAAACTCCCCGGTTGTTGCGGCGTGTCCGTCCCTGTTTGCACGTTGCTCGAATCAGCTTGCGCAAATACTGCCAAGCCCTTATCACCAACAACGGGGTCAAGGATAACCGCACCCACGCCCGCGTGATACCGAAATACGGGCAAATGAAAAAGCGTCGTTGGCTCAACGGCTTGCCCGTAACCATCAACGCTTGACACCAAAGGAAGAACGTCAACGAAAAGCCCGCTTACCGCTTGCACTTGTACGGGGATAGCTGTTGAAATACTGCTCATGGCGTTTTGTATCATAAATTGCAGTGCGTTGTATTCGCTCCCTGCCGTGTTTGGCTTCTTTTTCCCTTTTACGGTTTTCTCGTCAGCCATCTTCGCCCTCTCCCTCGGCTTCGTCGTTGCCCGCGTTTTCGGGCAAATACATTCCGTCAATACGCGATACCCAACGCCCTTGAGTATAGGCCGCTAAATCGTGACTTAACTTTGTGATTTTCCAATAGCCACTAGCACGCGGGACAATGCTTTCTATCTTTATTTGCCCGCCTAACTGTAGGCGCGGATTGTAGAAACATTCGCAGGAAATCCCGTCTTGCGTAAAGGAAGGATAACCAATCAAGCCGCTATCTGCTTTCAAAAGTACCGCGTCCCCGCGCGGCTTGTCCCACGGCTGAATAGTCCATGTTTCGTCGTCCATTAGCAACTCGCAACCTACTTCGTCTGCTACCGCTTGGGCTTTTTGAACAGACGAACCGTTAAAAGTGGCGTTTTTCACGCTTCCCGTTACGCCGTTATTAACGAAATTAAATCCTGCTTGCTGTGCAAATTGCGAAATCAAACTTTCTGCTGTTGCTTCGCCCTGAACGCTTGTCGGGCTGTCGGCAACCAGCACAGACCAGCCCGCCGTCAATGCTTGAAACTTCATTGTTACGTCCGGCGCGGTCGAAAAATCAGCACTTGCGGCGGTTATGTCGCCCTTGAAAACAACGGATAATTCGCCGCCCTTGTCTCCCGCTTCTATCAAGATATGATTCTTTCTATATTCGCCCGGAAGAAACGAGAGGAAAGTTAATTGCTCCATATCCGCAAGTTTCAAGCCTTGTATGCGTACTTCCGCGCTGTTCTTTTCGGGCAGTCCGGCTTTTGTGACTTGCACCGTTGTTGCGTAGCCCTCGAAAATCTTAGTGTTACCGCCGCCCGAAAATTCGCCCTCGCCTAGTATGATTGTCGTTTTTAGCGTTTTCTGCTTCATTCTCCCGCCGCCTTATAGAACAATCTCCACCGTTCACCAAAACCGCTATATAACGGGTCTGCTTCGCCTAGCATATCGACGAAAAGCAACTGCCCTTCAAAGGCGCTTTGCGCTATCTGGATTATGTTTTGACGATCACGGCAAATCGCGCCCGTCACAACTTGCGCACCGTTGCAAATCAAGTCAAGGTATGTACTGCCAAAACGATAATAGACGCGCATTTCGCAGTTTTGCCCGTCAAGTTTGACTTTGAGGCTTTGCGCAGGAACGGCTTGCAAAGGTATTTTCTTCATTACGCCGCCCCCTTAATCATAAAGCCATTCATGCAAAGATGACCGCTTGCGCCCGCCGCTTTCAGCCTCTTCTTCCGCTCCGCTTGCATTGTTGGCTTGCACTTCGCCATCGTCTACATCGTCACAAACAGAACCGTCCTCCGCGTCCTCGGCTTCTATCGGTTCTTCCGCTTCTTCAACGCTTGTGGTAGTTTGTTGCGGCGCGATTTCACGAATTTCCTTGAAACGTAAATCCACATACAAAACGCCGCGTCCGTTTTGCGCGTCGCATCGATAATCAAAGGATTCCAACATCATATTTTTATATGACTGTTCGGGCGTTACTAGTGTTATTTTCTCGTCGTTTTCGGAAAGTGTAGTCAATCGGTCAATTTCGTTTTGTAATTGTTGCGCCGTACCCGACACGCCCAAACTGCAAGTAATAGAACGCGGCTCGATTACGCGGTTATACGTCGCAAACGAACCTTTTTCTATAGGCTCGTCTGGAAGTCTGCTCGACTTTTCAGCGGAAAATTCAAGCATGGAAGAAAATGCAACCTCGGCAGAATCACCGCGAACAATCCACGATTTTTTAACATCGGCGAAATTAGTTAAAATCATATTTTCACCGCCTTAATATGCCGCGTTCGCCGCCGCCGTCCATGCTGACGCGCGGCTTTCTATGCTGTCCATAAACTGATTTCCTGCGTCGGTGCCGTCTGCCGCGCTGATATTGACCGTGCCGACGCTAACGCGGGTATCTGTATTATTTGTTACACTAGCCGCGCCACCCATCGGAAGGGCTTGCGCCGCCGATACGTCGATAAAGTTACCCGCGATCTTTGAAAGCAATTCAAGCCCGCGATTACGTTTGCCAACGCCAAGCGGGATAATTGCCTCGCTTCCTGCTTCACCGACAAGCGCACGCGTCGGGCTATTGATAATGCCGCCGTTTGACTCGGGTTCAAATCCCGAAGTGTCCATAGACGCACCCGCGCCCGCCGTGATTGCGCTTCCTTTTGCCGCCGCGCCGTTCAATACGCTTGAAATCTTATTGCCTAACCAGTCGAATTTTTCACCAATCCAGCCAAAGAAAGATTCAAAAGCGCTTTTTATCATGTCTATAAAATTATTGATTGATTCTTTAAGTTTGCCCCAAACCTCAATAATTTTATTAACTGTTTCCTCGGCGGTATTTTTAATTTCTTCCCAAGTCTTTTGGGCTTCTTCTGGGCTTCCAAAAATAGCCGCCCAAAAGTCTGCAAATGCGCTTTCTCCACCCTCAGCCCATACGACTAAATCTTCGACAATTAGCGCAAGCGCCGCAAGCGCCGCGACAACTGCCGCAATCGTCAATACCATTGGATTTGAAAGCCAAGCTATGCCAAGTTTGACAAGCGCGGGAATAAGTATCGCGGTAATAACCGTTGCAAGCCCGATGAAGAATGCTTGCACAAATCTTTCATGCTTTCGCAGGAAAGCCACGCCTTTATTTATCCACTCGACAAACTTTGTCATAGCGGGCAAAATCATGCGGAAGATGATTGCCGAAAACGATTTCATTACTTGCCCGAAATCCGCAACGCGATCGTTCCAATCGGCGGTCAGCTTCGCGTCCTCTTTGGTATAGACACCAAACTCTTTTTGGGCTTGTATTGCGTCTTTTAACGCAGTTCGCCCTTGCTGTAAAAGCATGATTGTTCCTTGGTCTAAGCCAAGCGAACGCCCTAAACCAAAAAACTCCTGCTTTCCCATCGTCTCAGCTTTTTCGGCCAAGTCCATCATAACGTCAAAGGCTTGCCGCTGTCTGCCGATTTCGCCCGCGTCAATGCCGACACCTTCAAGCATTTTTGCCGCGCGGCTTGTGCCTACGGTTGCCTGTCGTGCAAGCTGTGCCGTTAGTGACTGCAACGAACCTTGAAAACCCTCAACCGAGCCGCCAGCGCGTGCCGCCGCCTCACCCCAAGCGTGCATTTTCTCAATGTCAACGTCGAGAGCGTTTGCAAGTTTTCCCATGCTGTCAGCTTGTGAAACGTACTCACCGAACCGCGAAAAGACAGAGAAAGCCGCCGCCGCTGCCGCTGATAGCAAGCCCAGCTTTGCCGTGATTGCGGAAGTCATGCCCGATATGGTGCTTTCAGCTTCTTTTGCGCCCTTTTTTACGCCGTCCGTTTTAAGTCCAAGCGCAATAACAAGTTCATCAATCGTCATGATTTTTCGCTCGCTTTCCACTCGTTATAGTTATTGACCGCCGCGATCTCGTAAAGGTCTGCCGCGTCGTCCAAACTGTAAACCGTTTGAAGTTCGTACAGTGTCGCCAGCTTCCGCGTAATGATAACCGCAAGCATGGCGGGAAAACTAGGATAATTTATTAGCCCTTGCGTTTGATGTCCACCGGCGCGGGGGATTGCCCGAAGGCGGGAAGCCCGCGCGTCTGAAAAAAATCATTTGCCTTAAAAGCCTCCGCGCGTAACTGCAAAAGCGTGTTGCGTTCCGAAATAAAGCCATCAACGTTTTCTTCCGTCAGATTAACCTCGACGTTTTCTTTTACGATGGAACAACAACTCAAAAGCTCGGTCAAAAGCTCCTGTATCTTGTCATAGTCAGCGGACGCAAGCGAACCCAAAAGGCTTGACAAATCGCCCGTCTGAACCTTGCCGCCGTTCGCGCCGATAAGCAAAAGCAACTTAAACGTAAACCGCTCGGCCTGTGTTGCGCTCATTTGTTTAATTTTGAAGTGGAGGGTTTCCCCTCCATCTTCAACTGTCCAATCGACTACCTTACGCATTTACATACCCTCCACGCTCATGCCCTCAAAGTGGAATACCCACTGTGTCGCGGAAAGTACCGAATTGCCGTCTGGCAGTCCTTTATAAGACTGCAAAACGCCCTTCGACAAGGAATAGACTTTGCCGATAGACGGAATCGAAATAACCATCTGACACTCATACGGCTTTTGATTCGTTTCCTGCGCCTGTCTAAGCAGATTGAGGAACGTCATTGACGGGCTAGACGCTTCAAGATTGATTGTGACCGTCTTAATTGCGGGCGTGTAACCCGCTACCATCTTGCCGTCCACACCCATGCGCGTTTCTGCCGTCTGAATCGTGTCCGACGTGAAAGAAGAATCTGCGCTAAACTGTTGCAGATTGACCGCAAACAAGCCATTCACCGAAAGGGCGACTGTTGCGTTGGCGCTAGTAATATCCATGCTCATTGTCATTCACTCCCTTTCTTACAGTACCGCCGTACTTGCGACTTCAATACGGTTGACAGAACCTCCGTAGGTGTAGTAAACGGAAATGTTAGGCGAATTGCGACCAACACGAACCGCCGCGCCAGCGTCCTCGACAAGAATCGCATAGCCCCGTGTCAAAAGTTCCGTCGTAAGGTCTTTGCCCGTCTCGTTGTAAATCTGCGCTTTCTGACTTTCGGAAAGCGTAACGCCGGGGTCAATAACGCCGTTATTCGTTGCGCGGTTCACCGGGTCTTGCAACCAAGCGCGAATCAGTGCATAGCCCCTATCGTTATACGGGACTCGTCCCGCATTGGTAAGGCCATTCATGATAGACACTTGCATGACGTTTTTCAACCAAATGGTATTGACGAAAGCATCAATGAAGCCATAACGCCCGAACATAGCCGCAGGATAAAGGAACGTGAAAGCGTCGTTCCGCGTTGCGAATTTGCCGACATAGGCAACGTTCTTCGCGTCGAGAAGTGCCGCCGTCGTTTCGTCGGTAACCGTAGCCGCCAAGCCGTCCGCGTGTTTGAACGCAAAGTTAATCGTGCCTTGGTAACGCTCCCAATTGATAGAAGCCGCACAGCCAAGAACAAACGCCGCAACCATAACGTTATCATAGACAAGCGCCGTCGATCCGTATTCTGCCGCTTCAATCTGCGATGCAATATCCGACGTTCCGCCCTGTACCAAAAGGCGCGGGTCAGCCGTCCAACCGACATATAGATAATCAATGCCTTGGTTCGAAGCCCACTGTGCAAGGCCGAGATGCTCGGAATCCGTCGCCGTGTAAAGCGTGGTGAACGTTACCCAGTTTTGGCTTTGCTGTTTGATTGCGTTCATGTTCGCCGTCTGTGTCAAAGCGTCCGAACCCTGCGAGATAATTGCGCCCGCGTCCTGCGTAAGGTTCATCAGTTCTGCCGCCGTGCCCGTCGCATAGGTAATAGTTTCATTTGCGCCTGTACTAGGCGAATTGATTTGGAATGCCCCCGTCAAGCTGGAATAGGTGCAGGTAACGCCCGTAAGTTCAGACGCAAGGGCGGTTTCAAGAACCGTTGCCGCCGCGCTATAGGACGTTACCGACGTGAAATCCAAGCTCGTCAATGCAATCTCGGTTTCATTGATCGTGATATTCAAAGTGCCGCTTGCCATAGCCGCGAAGTCTGAAAGCGTGCCTGTAAACTTCGCGCCACGCACCCACGCGCCGACAGCAGAATCAACGCGCCGCCCAAACATCAAACGGCGAGGTTTTGAAAAGCTGTTGTTGTAGCCCAAAAAGTAAAGGCTTGCAACCGCGTACTCGTCGGACGTTTCACCGAAAAACGCGCTTACCGTTTCCGCAGACGTAAACGCCATCAAAGGCGCGTCGGCGGGAATCATAGCATTTTCCGTAAGGAAAAGCCCGTTAAACTCCAAATCCGTGCCGCCCGCAGGAATAAGACGCGGGTTAATCGCCACGATATACGAAGCAGGAATCGTCATATTTTTCCCTCCTTAGTCCGTAGGCGGGTATTCCGCGTCTACGTTTACAATACCGGGCAAGATAACCTTGACAGGCTCACCGCCGCCCGGTGGTATTACTTCTTTAACTCGTTGGATTTTCACATCTTCAAACCACGGTAAATTTTGCGTTATGCCGCAATTTATTTCCGTTGTGATCGTGACGCTCCAACGCTCTTCATACTGATTGCTTGCGTCAATGCCTGTCAGATTGCGCGGATTCTGCGCCGTGCATACTCGCACATCAACGCCCGACGCTTTGAAATAGTTTGTTCCCATATACGAACGGGACGCTATTTCTAACATTTGCGCGTTTTGTGCCGCATAGTCTGCGTAAAAATCCACTTGCACATCGACCAAAACAAGCGCGGTTATTGTGTCCACGCCGTTTTTATTATCGGGCAAGCCCTCAGCATTAAAATCATATACGTTTGTCCCGCGCCGTTGCCGTATAATCGGCGTATAGATACAGTACGCGCCTTTTTTAGGTAACACCATACGGGATTGATTGCCACGAAAGACAACGCCGCCGTCAAGCCCTGTCACCGCTACAATGTAGCCGTGCAACGCCGACATAAAGTCAGCTTCCGTCAGTGCCATCGTCGCCGCCTCCTTCCGGGTCAATCACAATTTCGGGCGGTTCATGTTGCAAAGTACCAATCACGCAAAGCCAACCTTCCGGGCTGAAATCGTCGCGAATCATATCTATCAACCAATAGGAGCCGTCAGCACGCTCTATTATGTCGCCCGCCGTTTCCTCGTGTCGGTTGATTGTATGTGCGCTTGCGTTGAGATAAAACTTTTTAACGTGCCGCGCATCTGCTAGGTTGTCAAAAAGTTTTAGGTCGCCCGCGTTTGGGGCTTGCACTTGCGCCATAATGTCCTGTGGCGTGTAGGTAACGTGCATAACGCCCGCCGTGTTGGTTAGTCCCGTGCAACGGTAAATCGTTACCATTTCGTGATGATTAACGCTCCCGATTGCGCCGGATACTATTGCGTGAAGGTTCATTTGTCTACCACCTCATAAGATACCGCCGCGATCATTTGCCCTGTGTCCATAAGCGGGTGGTCTGGTTCAACCTTGCCTTTGCGTCGTTTAGCGTTTACCGTAGCTTCGGCGTTTGGTTTCCACGCGCCGTTTTGTATGCTGTCCTTAATATCTGACTTCATACTTTCGCCCGCAACGCCTAGAGCCTGTTTCCAAATAGCGGGATTCGTTGCCCGTCCGCGAACGTGCCGCACCATTTCGCCTATCCATTGTTTAGGCTTTTCTTTTGCTACAGTTCGCAGGAAAGGCCGCGCCGGGATTCTCTCCCCGCCATAAGTTCCAAACTCGTTATATACGGCGTATTCTGCTATGCTTTTCCCGTCCGTGGCCGTTGCATTGTTCAAGATGCCAGCTTTAACGCCGCCCGCAATCTCCGCCATCTTGGCAAGAAACTTTTTGTATTTGTCTCCACCGGAAATCTTAACAGTGACACCCATCGAACCAAAGCCCTCCGTACCTATGCCCCTTGATAATTTGCCAATATGCCGCGCCGCAAGGTGTAGTCATGTACCAATCGCTTTCTTTGCCGTATTGCGGCGTGGAATACGAAACCGATACACTTCCCTCCGTCGCGCTTGACATAGCCCCTGCCGTGCCTCTCTGTGCGAGTGTGGCAAGGTGACAAACTAGCATATACCAAAGGTTTTGCTTCTCGGCATCGGTAAAGCCGTCGATAGTTTCAAGCCCGGAAATGATAAGGGCGTTTTGTGCCATGAAATTTATCTGATCGTCGGAGAGTTCCGCAAACTGCGGATAAACCGCCCGAAAAGCATCTACATCGAAAGTCATAGCTCGCGCCCCCCTTACATCATTTCTTGCGGGTTTTTTTCTTGCCCGCCTCTTCCTGTTTTGCCGCTCCCTGTCCGTTGTCAAGTGCGGAAACGTCTTCTTTCGCCTTTGCCTTTGCCTTTTCGGTTTCGCCATCTTTGATGAAGCCGCCCTTGAAAACCGGGTGTTCAGCATAAACAGCTTTTACCGCTTGCCACATATCAGCATCTACAACCGTCGCACCGAAAGCACCGACGGCAGGGAGAGGCGAGTTAACGCCCCGAATCCCCGCGCCACTGCCTTTAATGACAACGGTATGCACAAGCCCGGATTTGTCCGTCACATCAAATTCAATGTCGCGAACGCCGTTATAAAATACCGTAGTCTGTGCCACCGATTACACCCCCAGCATCGTAACGATTGCGAACGGCATATAGACGATTGCGCCATACGTGCCCGCGCTGATTTTCTGATACATGGACGAGCTGTCGCGGATAATGCTGTGAGCCTTATATTTTTCGGAATAGCCAAATTCAACGGTGGGCTGTCCGTTTACCTCGTCGGCAAGAATCATGGCAAGGTTGCCGCTACCCGTCACCATTTCCGGCGCGGAAAGGATTTCCATATTCGGATAGGTGTCAGCCAACATTTTCTTGACGCTTGCGCCGAACGCATTGACCTTGTTCAACTCCGCGAGAGCCGCAGGGGCAATCACAAGTTTCGTGCGCGTGTTGCCGTCAATCCAGCCGTTGGAACGCTCGTAAAGCTTTGCGTACATCTTGGCAAAGTCAGCCATGATTTCGTCGGCGGTTTTCAGCGTCCACGTATTGCCCGCCGTGCCCGTGGTCGGCGTGAGGTCGGCGTTAAGATTCGGGTCGTTCAACAGACCGTAGATGTTCAAGCCCTCCACGCCGTAGAACGCATACTTGTTGAAGCTGATTTCAAGCAACGTAGCCGCCGAACGCTGTTTCTCGGCGAAAAGGTCGATACGCGCAGCCGCGTTAACGTCCTGCTCCAAATCACCAACTCGCAAAGTCGTTTGAAAACGATACTGCTGCCTCGTCGGGAAGTTCGTGTTCACGTTGGCCTGACCGTTGGCATCGTAATCCTGATACGGGGTAACCGTGCCAGTCAACTCAAGGGCGCGGAACTGGGTGAAGGCCGTGCTCCAATCGCCATTCTTAACCTCCGGCGCGATAGCCTTATAATTCCTCTTAGCCGTCAAAATCTCGATAACGCGCGGGTTTGCGTACACGTTCATATACGCCGGGACGGCGGTATTCGGGTCAAGCGCATCGGTCACGCCCTTGTGCGGTTCCGCCGCGTCAAAAAACTTAGACGCGCCGCCGAAATCAAAGCCTTTCTGCTTTGCAAGTTCCATATCAATCATTGTCCATTCCTCCTTTAGCGTTTCGTGATAATCGCCATGCCGCCGCTCGTCGTGGCGTTCCAAGTCTTGAAGCCCGTGTCCGTCGCGCCGGAGCTAGACAGAGTAGCCGCGCCCGTGGAATTGTTGGCGTAAACCGTCGCGCCTGCGCTCGTGGTTGCATCAGCCTTGATGAAAAAGTCACCCTTAACGGCCAGCTCAACCGCCGCGCCATTCGGTACAACCAACGTTCCGTCCTCGGTCATGTCGTAATAGTGGTAATTCTGCACCCTCTCGGCAAAGCCTACAGGTGCGCCGGAGCCGTTGCCGACGGCCTGCCCGTTTGCGTTCTTCCACGCGAAGCCGCCCACCTGTACCGGGGCAAAAGCCGTGCCCAAATCCGGCGGGGTCACAAGATTTTCCGGCGTGTAGATAGCGGGCTGATTGTTGGCGCGATCGCCCGGAATCGCTTCTTTATTGTACTTGCCAACCTCTTTCTGATACGAAAAAGCCATTTGTCATTCCTCCTTATTAGCGCGATTTAATACCGCGCAATACATCATTCATCGGGTCTTCCTCGGCGGGTGCCGCATCCATAATCGGGGCGGCTTTCGCCAGCATCTTCACCATCGCGCCAAATGCGGACGGGTCAACTCCCTCCACCTCAACGCCTTTTGCATCAAGTGCTTTCTTGTAAATGTCTGCCGCGCTGTCGAACGCAAACGGATTGCTAATCTTGCCAACATACGGGGCGACTTCCTCCGCCGCCGTATACAGTGCCGCCGCCATCGCCTTATCAAAAACGGGCGCGGAATCTTTCGCGCATTTGTCCTCGGCGTTTTCCTCTGCCTCATCCTTGCAAGCGTCCTCGGCGGGCTTTGCATAAGCAATCCCAGCCATAAACGCTTTCTGACTTGCTTTGTCTTCCGGGTCAAGTCCTGCCGCTTTCATAGCCTCGCGCAACTCGTCGGCGAGAACGTCAACGGGTTCTTCGTCTTTCGTTTCCACTTCCGGCGCGTTCTCAACTGCCGGGGCAGTGTTCGTCATGTCGGGCGCGGATTCCTCAACGATCTTTTCTTCTTTGATTTCCTCCACGGTATCACCTCCGTTTTTCAGTGCTTCGGTAAGTTCAAAGAAAAGGGTTTTCCATGCGTTATCTCCCATGTTTTCACCCCCTTTCAATGCGGAATCAGCCACGCGAACATCATGTCCGGCGCGGCCTTCCCGCACCAGTGCAACATGGTTCCCGCGTATATTTTTCATGCGTCCATCGTAATGCTTGCCGTTAAACATACCGTCTAGCATTTCAACGTCGCACAAGTACCCTGCTGAAAGGTCGCGAAACTCTCCGTTTTCAATGCGCTTGATTGCGTCTGCATCGGTCACGGTCAAGCTGTTTGTGAGATACGGCGCGTTAAATTCTGCGTCAGTGCCAAGAGAACCGACAATCTTATCTTTCGGCATATTTGCCGCATCCATTTCCCAATGGTCGAGAGACAACGGAAGGCCGTTGAACGTATCCACCGCTTTCTCAATTTCGTCGGCGGGGCGGTATATCTGATAAATCGCTTTTGGCTTTAGTCCAAGCTCCTGCCAACCGGGAATTGTATCGCCAACATAGGGCACAACTTGCTCTTTTGTGATATTGCTCGTTGAAACGTGCAAATAGCCGTTTTCGTCGAATGTTCGCGCCGTTTCAAGTGGCGAAGTATCGAAAATCATGATTTCACCTTCTTTTTATCCTTTTCAGCTTTTAGCCGTTCATCAAATAACCTCAACAATTCTTTCCATTCTTTTTGGGTTAATTCACCAAGCCGCGCAAGTTCTGACTTATTCATTTTTCAACCTCCGCCAAGATTTCCTCAATGCCCGCCTCGGTTTCTTCTTCGCTCAACTGCGGGATAACAGGCCGACACACACAATAGCAGTTAACCAACTCGCCCGGCTGGATGTAGTCCTGCACATTTGGGTTAGGATCATAACAACCTTCGTCGATAAAATATTCCGCGCCGTCCATGCCGCCCTGCGTGTGGTCAAGGGAGTGTGTTTCGCGGTAAGTCTTGCCGCTTGCTGTGTGCATCCATATACCTTTAGTTATGCCGTACGATAAAAGCCGCTGACGCGAAAGGTTGTTGGTGGCTTTATTCGTCTGATCTCGGGCGATCATGCGGGCGCGTCGCTCGGTAACGCCAAATTGATGATGAAGTTCTTCCGTCATGCGTGCGAGGTCATGCCCTGCCTCGATATTGCGTAGGACAATGCCCTCGACCTGCGTCAAACTTTCCCGCGCGATGCTTTTTATCAGATTGACGTTTTCTTTGACGATAGCTTGAAAGGTCTGCCGTTCCCGTTGGCTCATATACGAAAACTTGAGATTAAAACCAAGCCCCGCATCTTTTAGCGGTTTCGTCTGCTGGATAAGGTTGCCCGCTACATAGCCGCGAATCTTCGACACAAACCAACGCGGCAAAGTTTCAGCAAGCTCGTTAAAGTTGCGCGTCCACTGCCTAAGCAATTTCCGAAATGCTTGCAAAAGGTCATCCGTCGCGCTGTCGCCTACAATCTTGCTTTCGTTGGCGCGGTATTTTGCCCGCAACCAATAGACAACGCTATGCTCCATTTCGCGCACAGCCTTTTTTAAGCGTTTCTCATATTCCTTTTCAATTCCTGCGGGCGGGAATATCGGTTTCAGTGTCCGTTTCATTTTCGCTCTCCATCGGCAACGCCATTTCCGGCATCGGTACTTCTTCGTCTGCGTCAATATTTGCAAAGCCCGACTCCGGGTCATTTGCAAGTGCAAGCCGCGCCTCGCTGGACGAAATTACGCCCCTGTCAATCAAGGTTGCGTATGTGTCGGCGATTGTTTTATTACAACGCGCTTTTAAGTCGCTATCTTCATCTGAAAGCGGGACAAACTCAAACGAAAGCGCATCGTCAACCGCGCCCTTGCTGTTTAGCTGGAGCAGTTTAACAACATACTCCAAAGGCTCACGGAAAAGTCTTTCTTGCAGGGCGTGAATGTGGTCGTAATGGTTTTTCATATCCGCCTCGCCCGTCGCGTTCAGTCCGCCCGGAGTGATACCCCATAACTTGACGCTCGGCTCCCCGAACATCGCCGCCACGATTTCCATCTGTTGTTTGACTATATCGGTCACGCCGGAAAGCGGCTTCGATATTTCGAGGATATTTTCCGCTTCTTTGTCGATTGCCATTACGCCGTCATTGTCACGGTCAAGGGCGAATCGCTGAATACGCTTTCTGATATTGCCATAACGCCCGCCGTAAAGTAACTCCTGCATATCCGTAGCAAATACCGTGCAAGAGAATTTTTGCAAAAGCCTTGCCGCCGCCGCGCTACATTCGCCAAACTTCCGCACGTTTTCGGCGACGATCTGCGCCAATGGTATGCCGAAGAAGTTATAGGCGGGCAACAAAAGCGTATTAGGCTTATCTTCCGCGAAGTACAAAAAGCGTGAAGCATGAACCTCGCGCCCGTTAATAAGCCAAGACTGCGGAATGAAATAATCTTTATCCAACGGATTGAAACACGAATAACGCCCCGGCGCAATATATACAGGCTCAATCAACTTGAAGCCTTTTAACGTGCCACGCTTGAACGTGTCAGCATCAGTACCCAAAGGCAATTTCAAATCGTCGCCCGAAATATCGCCTGTATCAATATATGCCAAGCACCCGCCGAAATATCCGCAAAGCTCGGCGGCATCGTGGAACAGTTTATCAATTTTAAGGCGCGTCATTTCCGCCTCGATATAGCCCGCCGCGTCCTCGTCGCTTGCCTCTCCGTTGTAGTTAAACTCAATCCAACGGCGCGTCATTTCATCCGCCCGCATCTGCACACCCGCACGAATAACGCCGTTTTGGGAAAGTGCGGATAGTACGCCATAGCCGAGAAACTGCTGGAAGTCATACAATCCTCCAACCATGTTATAAATTCCGCACCCACGCAAAGCCGCGTCTTGTGCCGTGCGAAGATTGCTATTGCCATAACCTAAACTTTCATACGGCGAGAAGTCGCAAAGCACGCGCTCACGCTCCAACGCCGCGTCTGAAATTGTCATTTGTTTTTGCTTTGCCATTTACTCACCACTCCCAAAAAACATAGACGCACCGCGCCCGCGCTGAATGATACCATCAAGCGCATAGCGTAAAGCGTCTAAACAATGATTCCAAGCGTCCACGATAATCGGCAAAATATCGCCCGTTTGCTTGTCCACCTTGTAGCTATAATGATTCAGTTCGTCGATTGTGTGCCTACAACGCGGGTGGACAACAATATCAAACGACTTCAAAAACTCGATACCGTCCTCAATACTGCCTGCCCATTTTTTTGCGCCGCTGATATGAAAACCGCGTCTTTTCATAAAGCTGATTGTTTCCGGCCTTGCGTTATCCGCTTTTATAGGCCAGCTTCGCGCCGTTTCTATCGTGTCAAATAATGCGGGCGTTTCGTCCAAATCAACGCCAACGCCCCACGCCTCTCGGTCAATAAAAATAGTGCGGTCTTTTAGATAGCACCGCACTAATACTGTAGGGTCACAATTATGAACGAGAACACCATTTGCGAAGTATTCCCCGTTTTCAACGGTTATGTCAAATACTTCTTTTTCGCCTCTCGATTGTAAGTTTATAGGCA